TTAAACGAATAAACGTTATGTACCCATAACAGGGAGACGAAAAAAGACTAGAGCCACGAACTCTAGTCTTTTGCTTTAGTTGAACTCCTTAAGAATCTTAAGTATAAGCACTAAAGCTAAAACTTTTACGAATAAACGTATGTATTCTCCCATAAACTCACCTCCTTATTTGGAAGAAAGTCAAACAAGCGAAATGATGGAGTACAACACAATTATAATATGTACAAAACAGAAGTCTGTTGCATTTGCAACATAAAAACAAATTTTTTTAAGATTATCAGTAAAATGATAGTCTTTTTTTTATTTATCGAGAAATAACTCAGTTGGTTAGAGTAGTCGTCTTATAAGCGACAAGTCGTACGTTCGAATCGTACTTTCTCGACCAAGATAGAGGGTATTTCTTTTAGGAGAAATAGGAGATGAAAACCCCTCCAAATTATATAAATAGAACATAGTACTAAAATCCTTGATGTGAAAATCGGACTCTTATGAGCCAAAAAGGTAAAGGTTGCGCCGTTTTAGTGCTATGTTGTGTTTATAATTGTGTGTAGGAAATATAAAGTGACCTTTCCACTATTGGTTGAGTGAATGAATGGTAATAGGTTCTATCACAAGGAGGGGCAAAGCTATTACAGTATAAGTTGCTATTTTGACGAAAGTAGTTCTAAAGCTTATACCCAGTATTTCTTACACAGAGTTATAAAAGAAAAGAGGTAAGTAATATGGTATTAGGAATTATATCAAAAGTAAAATCAAATGGTTATGATGAAATAGAAGTAGAACCATTTGAAGTAGATTATTTAAGTGATTATAAAAGAGATAGAATTTTAGGTGCAAAAGGACAAGTTTACAGATTAACAGCAAAAAGTTTTAGTAAATTAAAAAAAATATTAAATAAGTAAGAGGTAAGTTATGGATAATTATATAAGATATACCTATTATGATGAAGTAGGATGTATAGTAGCAATAATATATCCTAATACACCTAATGAGATAATAAAGAAACTACAAGAAAAATATGATGAAGTTAAGTATAAGGAGTAATGCTTATGCGAGGAAGTTGGATAGCAGAGAATATAGAAAGAGACTTAAGAAGAGAGCAGTATTATAAGAATAAGAAAAGAGCAAAGTGTATAGTAGACAATAAGAAACAATGCATTATTTGCAAGTATCAAAAAATATGTGAAGATGTAGAAATAGAAAAGGAGGAATTAAAGTGAAAGTAAAAGCTACAGGAGAATTTAAAAGAATTGGGGTAACTCCAAAAGAATTAGACTTTATTCCAGAAGAGGGAAAAGAGTTTGAAGTATCAAAAGAAAGATTTGATGTATTAAGAGGAAACAACTCTTATAAAGCTGTATTTGTAGAAGAGGTTAAAGAAATAGAAGTAGCAAAGAAAGAACCTAAAACAGAGAAAGCAGTAAAGAAAACTACAAAGAAAGCAAAGTAATATGACATACAGAGATAATCCAGAGATAGCAAAGAAATATAAAAGTAAAAGATGGCAGAAGTTAAGAAAGCAAAAGATGTTATTGAATCCTTTTTGTGAAAGATGTTTAAGTAAAGGAATATATAATAGTGTTTATATAATACATCATAAAGAATATATAACAGATTTAAACTATGAAGATGATAATGTATTTTTTAATATAGACAACTTGGAAAGTGTTTGTTTAGCTTGTCATAATGATATTCATTTCAGTAAAGAAGAAGAGTTTTACTTTGACAATGAAGGTAATTTAATGAAAAAGTAATTAATTTTGCATAAGAAAGAAGTTGCAAATTCTTAGGAGAGGAAAATCAATCGCCTCTCTTTTCTTATGCGTAAAAAGGATTGAATAGAAAGGATTGATATAATGAGTGGGTATTTATCTAATGCAACTTTAAAAGAAAGAGAAAAAACATTTGCAGAAAAATTAAACAAGAAAGATAAGACAAAAATATATCATCATGGATTTATTGATGTAGATTCAAATGTTTATATAAAGTGCTTAAATTGTGGTAGTATTTATAGTGTTAATGCACAAGTAGCTAGAAAAAAGAGTACATATATTTATTGCCAAAGTTGTGAAGATATAAAAAAGAAAGAGAATAAAAAACAAAAAGAAATACAAAAGAAATTAAAACTAATACAAAAGGATAGAATGAAAAAGGTAAATAAATTGTTAAACAGTGTTCAATTATCATTAAGTATATGTAAACACTGTGGAGAACTATTTATTGGTAATACTTTATATTGTAGTAGCCGATGTAGAGATAGACATTCAGAAGGAAAACATACTAGACATAGAATAGAAAAAGCAAAACAAAATGGAAAGATAGATTATACAATAACATTAGACAAACTAATTAAAAGAGATAATAACATTTGTTATATATGTAATAGAGAATGCAACTTAAATGATTATACATATAATGGAAATACATTCATAGCAGGCAATTATTATCCAAGCATTGACCATATAATACCACTAGCAAAAGGTGGAACACATGAATGGAGTAATGTTAAATTAGCACATAGAATTTGCAATACTTTAAAGAGAGATAAGATATAAAAGGCAAAACCACGCTCCCCAGTAGGCACTTAACCAATACACTAGGGAGAACGGTGGGTGGGGCTTCAAAAAATACGCAGGTTATTTTTGAATAACCCCCTATTGAAAGGAAGTGAAATAATGGCAAAGAAAAAAATAGCTGATATAAAAGATTTAAGAAAAATATTTGAAAAACTAAATACAAATAAGAGCAAACTAGCTTTGTCATTATTAGATAAAGCAGAATTTATGGAAGACACATTAAAAAAATTACAACAAAAAGTACAACTTGAAGGAGTAGTGACTAGTATGTGTCAAGGAAATTACGATATTGATAGAGAAAATCCTGCTCTTAAAAGCTATAACACAACCATAAAGAATTATGCAAGTGTAGTAAAACAATTAACTGATATGCTACCAGCAGAAGAAGAAAAACCGAAAGATGATGGATTTGAAAGTTTTGGTGATGACTAATGACATATATAGAACAATATTATAAATGGCTAGTTAAAAATCCAGAAAAAGCAAATCATAAAGTATTAGTAACATATAAAAAATTAGTAGATGATTTGAAGAAGCCCCGTAAGGTTTCTTTTTTTAATGCAATAACGGAAGAAAATGAAACGCATACATATATATTTGATGAGCATAGAGCAAATTTACCGATAGAATTTATAGAAAAGTTTTGCAAGCATTCAAAAGGAAAATGGGCTGGGCAACCTGTACAATTAGAACTATTTCAAAAAGCTTTTATCCAGGCTTTGTTTGGATTTGTAGATAAAGATACAGGAATACGCAAGTATAAAAAAGGAGCTTTGTTTATTGGAAGAAAAAATGGAAAATCTACAATGGATTCTGGACTTGCTAATTATATGCTTACAAAAGATGGCGAAGGTGGAGCAGAAGTTTATTCAGTAGCAACAAAAAAAGACCAAGCTAAAGTAGTATGGGATGAATCAAAAAGAATGATTAAGAAAAGTCCAGCACTTGCTAAAAGAATACGTTGTTTAGTAGGTGGACTTTACTATGATGCAACAGAAAGCTATATGAAAGCATTGGCAAGTGATAGTAACTCATTAGATGGTTTGAATGCACACTTTGTTATTTGTGATGAAGTTCACGCGTGGAAAGATAAAAACTTATTAGATGTTATGTATGACTCAATGAGTGCAAGAGAACAACCTTTATTATTAGAGACTTCTACAATGGGAACAGTTCGAGAAAGTGTATTCGATAATGAATATGAATATTTTTCAGACATAATAGCAGGATATGAAGGTAAAAGTCAAACAATAGATGAAACAGTACTGCCTATAATATACGAATTAGATAGCCCAGATGAATGGCAAAATGAAAAGAATTGGTATAAAGCAAATCCAGGACTTGGAACAATAAAAAATATAAAAGACTTAAGAGACAAGGTAAATAGAGCAAAAAATAATCCAACAGAATTAACCAATTTACTTTGTAAGGATTTTAATATAAGACAGAATGACCAAGACAGATGGATTACATTCGATATAGCAAATAATGAAGAAACATACAATATTGAAGATTTATATGATAATTATGCAATAGCAGGAGTAGATTTGTCAAGTACAACAGATTTAACTTGTGCTACATTACTAATTGTTAAAAACGAAAAGAAATATGTTTTACAACAATATTTTATAGCTTCTGATAGGCTAGAGTTCAAAATCAAAGATGATAAAATTCCTTATGACAAATGGGAAAAACGAGGACTTGTAACAGTATGCGAGGGAGCAAAGGTTGATTATTCAAAAGTAACAGAGTGGTTTTTAAAAATGAAGTCAGAATACGAAATAGCTCCATTATGGGTAGGATATGATCCATGGAACTCAAATTATTGGGTTGATGAAATGAAAGAAAATGGATTTGAAATGTTGGAAGTAAGGCAAGGACCGAAAACAATGAGTAATCCGATGAAACAATTAGAAGCTGATTTGATAGATAAAAAAGTAAATTATAACAATAATCCAATCCTAAAATGGTGTTTATGTAATACGGCAGTAAAAAGAGATGACAACGATAACATAAGACCAGTAAAAGGACAGAAACAAAGAGCAAGAATAGATGGCACGGTAAGTTTAATAATAGCTTACTGTGTTTTATTTGACAAAATGAATGATTATTTATCATTACAGGAGGAATAAGATGAAAGAAAAACGAAACTTATTTAGTATGTTTTTTGGGAAGAAAAAAGAACAAACGCAAATAACGGAAACACAATTGCAAATGCTTAATTCATATAATCCCGTATTTACTACTATTAATGGGAATACCTATGATAGCAAAGTTGCAAGACAATGTATTGATAGAATAGCAACACATTGTGCTAAGTTAATTCCAAAACATATAAAAGAAAGCATAGCAAATCCAATAAAAGGAGATATAAACTTTTTATTACAAAATGAACCGAATCCCATTATGACAAAGTTTGATTTTATATATAAAACAATTTCAATGTTATATACGGATTCAAATGCTTTTATTTATATAGCAAAAGATGAGCGAGGAATGATAACAGGTTTTTATCCAGTGTTAGCTTTAAATTATGATTTGCTTCAAGATGTATCAGGAACTATTTACCTACAATTTCAGTTCATAAATGGACAAACTTATACAATACCATATTTAGACTTAATTCATTTGCGACTATTCTATAATAAGCACGATATTTTTGGGACAAGTAATCAAGTCCTAAAAACAGACATAGAAACAGCACATACTGCTTCGGAAGGAATTAAAAATGCTATCAGAACTTCGAATAATTTAAAAGGAATATTGAAATACACAAACTCAATGTTGAAGGAAAAAGATATAAAAGCAAGTAAAGATGCTTTTGTTAGAGATTTCTTAAATATGGAAAATGAAAGCGGAATTGCTGCCGTAGATGGCAAGGCAGAGTTTCAAGAAATAAATTTGAAACCAATTGCACTAGATAAAGACCAATTAGAACAAGTAAATTATAACATATTTGATTATTTTGGAATATCAGAAAAAATAGTTAAGAACAATTATAACTATGAAGAATGGAATGCTTTCTTTGAAGGTGTTATAGAACCAAGGGCAATTCAAATGAGTGATGCTTTTACTAATAAGATATTTAGTAGACAAGCTAGGAAAGAAGGACATAAAATAATATTTACTACAAATCGTCTGCAATATGCAAGCTTGCCACAGAAAGTTGAACTATTAAAGGTTGCAAGTGAAAGAGGAATGATAACAGTTGATGAAGGAAGAGAGATTTTAGATTTTGCCCCAATAGGTGGAGAAGAAGGAAATAAAATAATGCAATCTTTAAATTACATAGATTCAAGTATTGCAAATAGTTATCAAGGAGGAGAGAAT